CTATTCGATATCGTAGCGAATGGCGTTATCTCCATTCTTTATCATAATAAATTTTACTTTATCCTTAATATAGATCCGGCAGATCCATCTTGTTGTTTTTTTATCAAGGTTTACCGCAAAATATGTTTCAGTATCTTTATATGTTATGCGGGACGCATCGATTTTGGTTCGCAAAATTGATTTTATTACATAAAAACTCGATAATTCTTCGGGTGTAGTGATAATTTTCTTTTCTGGGAGTGATTCTAGTGGAGTTTCCGGACCTTGTGGTTCGGTAGAGTCATTCCCTGCGGAGCTCTCAGATTCTTTTGAAATAGCACTTTTTAAACGGTCGTTTATTATTTCGGAAATTACAAGGTTGAAAGCTCTCTTTACCAATGGTTGATATTTTTCGACGACTGCTTGAGTTTTCATCCCTTCGTATATTCCTCTGTTCAAAATTAGTCTAACGAATTCCTCACTAGGCTTTACTAGTTCATCTTTTATAACTTGTCTGATTTGACTCATGTATTTTAATTCTGCGGCAGTATCATATATTTGGTTCTTATCAAAATTTTCTTTTTGAAATTTTTGAAGTTCTTGAATTTGGTATTCTTTTAAAGCTAATAAGTTAATTTCTAAGAATGGAGCTTTATCCATTTTATTAGTCTCTTCTATATCGGTGTAAAAACGATAAATTATTCCATTGGTTAAAATACCGAACTTAGCAGCAGATGTTCCAAAGTATCGGAATAGTTGGGAACCATGTTTTGTCAAATCTTCATTTATATTTTTACATTCGATTAATATAACCGGTTCATCATTAATCAAAATGGCATAGTCTACTTTTTCTCCTTTTTTAATACCTACATCTGCCGTGAATTCAGGAATGAATTCTTCTGGATTAAATACATCATAACCAAGGAGCTGAAAAAATGGCATAACTAATGATGTTTTTGTGGCTTCTTCTGTAGAGATGTTGTTTTGTAAATTTGGAATACGGGCCGAGAAAGAATGAATTTTTTCTTCGAATGACATAATAATTCCTCCTAATTATAATTAAATCATACTTTGTAAAATTAGTGTTTTTGACAAGGGATTTGACATAATTTGTTTTTAAACAACATGATAGAAGAAATCCATATCTTTAGCGTCTTCTATGAAATCACTGCGACGAATCATTTCTTCAATAAGGGTCGCTTCTTTTTTTGCGTCAAAATCATTCCTATTTATATGCGATAGTTCGTGCAAAATTTCGTCTTTCGCTTGCTCTTGTGATAACCCTTTATTAATACAAATGGTATAGCTGCCATCGTCATTTTCTGCCGTGCCAGCTTTGGCATACGGAATATCGCAAAGTACTATATTAATCGTCATTATTTTTTTCCCTCGATTTTAAGAATTTTATATAGTTGTATGCTTCTTTCATCTGTTCTTTTGTTAAATCCTTGGACGCGCTGAAAAGAACTTTCAGTTCTGGATTAGTACGCAACTCTTCAGCATATGCAGCTGTTTCAGGATCTATGTAATAGCCTTGAGCAGTCAATGTATTCATATCAACATTAAAGAAGTCAGCAAATATTTCTAAAACTTCAAAACTTGGCTTTCTTCTTCCTTGTTCATACATTCCAATAGAACTTGCAGATAGCCCGGTTCCTTTTGCTACTTCTTCCTGTGTCATATTTCTTGCAACTCGAAGTTCTTTTATTTTATCTTTAAAAGCCATGGCATTCACTCCTTTGAAAATAGAGTAACACGTTTTGTGTAGAAAATCAATAATAAAATCACACATAAAGTGTTGACAAAAGGAACATAACGATATACACTTTTAGTGTAGAAAGAAGGAGGTGAATTTGATGAATGAAATGATCGATAGAACATCTATTGGAATGAAGCTGAGCAAATTACGAGGCGGCAAAGATCGGAACAAAGTAGCTGTAGATCTTGGTATAAGTGTTTCTACGTTAGGCATGTACGAACAAGGACGGCGTATTCCCCGTGATGAGATTAAAATTAAAATAGCGGATTATTATGGAGTTTCTGTTTCAGAACTTTTTTACACCAATTAATCACACTTAAAGTGTAGTATATCTAAGGAGAGGAGAGAATGCCGGTAAAAATAATATGGCCATCGAGCAATCGAAAGGAGATAAGGAGGTGAGAGAAATGGAAGACAAAGAAAAAGAACCCTGCAGGACAGCATCGCATTGACGATATTCGTATACGTACCACTCTCATTAGGTGTCGTCATAGCTCTGACCTTTGACGGCAGATGCGTAGTAACTATGATGTTAATGTTCAAGCTATTTATTCCTTTCCGTTTTCAAAAACCGGATGTAGTTGGCCGCCTGCTGCATTTCTTCCGGTGACAGGTCCGCTGCTGCCGAGAAGAGAATCTTAAGCTCCGGGTCCGTGCGCAGCTTTTCTGCCAGTTCCGCTATATCAGAATCATCGTAATAGCCGTTCTGGTCCTCAGCTTGTTCCCAACCCATGAGAGCGCCTGGTGTCGTATGCAGCGCCAGCGCAATCTTTTCTATCCGGTCAGATGGTATATTTCCAATGACTCCGGATTCATATCGCTGGATTGTCTGCCGGCTGACCCCCACGATTTTAGCGACATCATCCAGTGTCATCTTCTGCTGTAATCTTGTTCTTTTAATATTTTCGTTTAAAGTTGTCATAGCAAAGCTCCTTCTTGCTATATTGTATTTAATCATCTATAAGTACATTATAGCACGAAAATCACATATTGTGCAACAAAAATATTATAAATTAGGTAGAAAATCACTTGACGAGGGACAAAATTAACAGTATACTCTAACTATGAAAGTTACCTAATAAGTAACAAAAAAAGGAGGTGATATCATGGTCGATACAAATGCCCTGCGCGGTATCATTGCGCGGGAAGGGAAGTCTCAGGTACAGGTAGCGGATGCGCTCGGTATCACCCCTAAGACTTTCTACGAAAAGATGAAAAAAGGTGTCTTCAACTCTGACGAATTGTATGCAATGGTAAAATTTCTGAATATTTCTAACCCTATAAAAATTTTTTTTACCGACAAGGTTACGTATTAAGTGACAAAAAGAGGGGGATTGATTTACATGAAAGAAGGTACGATGCTGGAACGCCCGGTACAGGAGGTGGGACGATGACTAAAGATACTATTCCGATGGATGACGCGGATAGGCTCATGAGCCTAGAAGAAGTGCGCATTAGACTGCGCACGTCACCACACATAGTGGCGCAGATTGTTAAGCAAGGGCTGCTGAAAACCCTGCGATTTGGCAATAACAAGCGAGTAAGAAAGTCCACGTTCAACGCTTTCCTGACCAAATACGATGGTCAGGACCTGTTGGAATTACTGAAGGAGGTGAAGGAAGAATGAAGCAACACGAATTACCACGGCCTGAGCCGTGGATTAATTCCCGGCATCGGCCGGAAGAGCCTAAGCCCAGCGAGCCTGAAATCAGCGAACGAGCCTGGCGGGAAATCATTTCCCTGCAGGATGAAGCAGATACCGCTATAGCCGGATGTTTATTTCTGGGCGGGGTGCTCCTGACGGTCATCATGGTCGCGTATATCATGTGGACGAATCATTTAATCATCCATTAAAGGAGGTAATTTTATGAAAAAATCAAAAATGGCTCAGCTGTTTTCCCTATACGCGGAGAATCCGAGTCTGACGAATGAAGAAGGAGCAAGGGCCGTAGACGTATCATCTGACGCCCTGCGGACGATGAAGCACCGGCTGATCGCCGCCGGGTACCTGAAACCGGAAAGTGATGGCAGCGTATCGGTCCTGAAAGAGTTTCGGGCACGTCCGGCCAACACGACCAGTGTATTCAAGGCCGCCATCTACGAAGAGATGGTGGAAGCTTACATGGAGGATTTCCGACAGCAAGCTACGTTTGCGGACCGGCTATCCGTAGGCCGTGAAATACGGCTGATCTTAGAAAAAATGTAAAGGAGGCGGGGCCTATGGAAGACTGCAGAGCCTGTGCCTGGGATGGCTACTGCATCCCGGATGAGTGCATAGGCATACAAAAAAGCGCCGGCACCTGCGCCAACAGGATACCGGCAAAAAAAATATTCCAACAACAGTATATCACAGAAAACGAAGTGACCACCATGGACTACACGAATTTCATACAATCTAAAATGACGATTGACGCCAGCCACGGTCTGCAGGTCCCGGTGGATCAGCTGACTCCAGCGCTGTTCGACTTCCAACGCGATATCGTGCACTGGGCATTAGCAAAGGGTAGAGCCGCTATTTTTGCGGATTGCGGGCTGGGGAAAACGCTGATGCAGCTGGCATGGTCGTTGGAAGTACATAAAGCCACTAATAAACCAGTACTGATTCTTGCGCCGCTGGCTGTTGCAGCGCAAACCGCAGCAGAGGGCAGGCGGTTCGGTATTGACGCCGCCGTCGTTGAGCATCCGGGGGAGGTTGTAAATGGAGTCAACATCACGAACTACGACAAGCTGGACCGATTCGACACGGCCGTACTTGCCGGTGTCGTCCTGGACGAATCATCAATCCTGAAGTCCTTTACCGGCAAGGTCCGGACGATGCTGATCAACGCTTTCTTCAGGACACCGTACCGGCTGGCCTGCACGGCGACACCGGCGCCTAATGACTATATGGAGCTCGGCAACCATAGCGAATTCCTGGGCATCATGACAAGGACGGAGATGCTCAGCATGTTCTTCGTCCACGACGGCGGAGAAACGTCGAAATGGCGGCTCAAGGGCCACGCAGAAAAGGCATTCTGGCGCTGGATGGCAGGGTGGGCCGTCGTCCTCGATAACCCGGTCAGTCTGGACTATAAAGACGAGGGCTACACACTGCCGGAGCTCCGGATGCATGAAATCATTGTTGACGGCGATACGCCGACAACAGAAAGGCTGACGCTGACACAACGGCGCAATGCGCGGAAGGAATCACTGGACGCACGATGCCAAGCTGCTGCGGACCTAGTCAACAACAGCCAGGACCAATGGCTGGTATGGTGTGACCTCAATGCAGAATCGGAAAAGCTCCATGAGCTCTGCAACTTATCGCGGCAGGTCCTCGGATCCGACAAAAGCAGCTATAAGTCGAGTACGATGCTGGGCTTTTCTGTCGGCGTCCTGAAATGCCTAGTCACGAAACCTAAGATCGCCGGATTCGGGATGAACTGGCAGAACTGCCACAACATGATATTTGTTGGATTGAGTGACAGCTACGAACAATACTATCAAGCTGTTCGCCGTTGCTGGCGCTTTGGCCAGACTCAGCCCGTCAATGTCTACATCATCATCAGCGCCAAAGAAGGCACGGTTAAGGAAAATATTGAACGCAAAGAAGCGGATGCCATCAACATGAGGCGGAAAATGGCAGAATTAACCCGCGAATCCGTCAAAGAAAACTTATCCCGGACGGCGCGCATCATGAGCGTCTACAAACCGGCAACGCCCATGCAATTACCTGCCTGGGCAGAAATGGAGGCAATATAACGATGAAACTGATTTACGTAGCCATGCCATATGGCGGAAAGAAAGAAGTCGAGGCCCGGGCCGCTAAGATCCTGCAGGACCTGAACAGCCGGGAGTACCGGATCCCATACAGGCTCAGGAAACAACTGCCGGATATCGAGATTGAGAACAAGTACACGTATATCTCACCAGTGCTGGCATTCGGGGCGTCCTATCATGATCTGACTTACGAAGATGGGATAGACGACTGCCTGACGCTGCTGTCACGATGCGACGCCTTAATAATCCTGGGCGAGAACTGGGCAGAATCCCGGGGCGTCATGGCGGAATACGCGTTCGCCCAAGCCCGGGGAATCCCGGTACTGTACATGCCAAAACCAGAGGAGGAACTGGAAGATGACACAAGTAATAAACCAGTACGTATCGGATAAGGTATCACTATATAACGGTGACTCCGTAGAGATGCTGCACGGGCTGCCGGAGAGCAGCATCCACTACAGTATTTTTTCACCGCCTTTTTCGTCGCTGTACACGTACAGCAACAGCGACCGGGACATGGGAAACAGCGACAGTGATACCCAGTTTTACGCGCATTTTGGCTTTCTAATCCACGGGCTGTACCGCGTCATCATGCCGGGGCGACTGGTATCGGTACACTGCATGGACATCCCGAAAATGTTAAGCCGCGACGGCGTCATCGGCTTGAAGGACTTCCCGGGAGAAATTGTTCGGGCATTTGAAAAAGCGGGCTTCATCTACCATAGCCGCGTCGTTATTTGGAAGGACCCGCTGGTAGAGGCTACACGGACAAAGGCCCTGGGGCTGATGCATAAGCAACTATGCAAAGATTCGGCCATGTGCAGGATGGGCTTGCCGGATTATATAGTGACTTTCCGCAAGCCGGGGGATAACCCAGAGCCGGTCTCTCATGACGACGGGCTGAAACGATTCTACGGTGACAATGAGCCAGAGGGCGTGAAGACGCTACGGCCACAGCCGGACCCGGAACTCGTCGAAGCAAAGAAGAAGTACAACACAGTACCGATATACAGTCATCAAGTGTGGCGCCGGTACGCATCACCGGTCTGGCTGGACATCCGGCAGAGCAACACGCTCAACCGGGCAGCGGCACGGGATGAAAAAGACGAGCGGCACATCTGCCCGCTTCAGCTTGACCTGATTGCCCGGTGCATAGAACTATGGACCAATCCCGATGACATCGTACTGGACCCGTTCGCCGGTATCGGCAGCGTCCCAGTCGTAGCCCTGCAGATGAGCCGCCGGGCCATGGGATTTGAACTGAAAGAATCTTATTATAATCAGATGTTATTGAACTGCAAAGAGGAGGAAAATCATGATGAAAATTAACATCGAATTTACCGGTGGCATGGATGAAATTATGAAAGATTTTAGCGCGCTCGGCTCAATTTTGAGCGCAGTAAAAACAAAACTGAACGGGCAGCATGCCTTAGTCTTCTACAATTTCCAACATGACCGGGGGCGCCTGATGGGGGCGTTGGCAAAGACGAAACTGCGATACCGGGTGTACAAAAACGCCGACGACGAACTGGCCTGGAACAATGGCGATGTGGATTTGCTGTTAGCGCATCCCGCGTCAACAGGCTACGGGCTGAATCTGCAACAAGGTGGCCATCATGTTATCTGGTTTGGGGTGAACTGGTCCCTGGAGCTATACCAGCAGGCGAATAAGCGCCTGCACCGGCAGGGACAGGAATACCCGGTAATCGTGCACCATCTCATATGTGAGGGTACACGGGACGAGGATTTAGCCGAGGCGCTGACGAAAAAGGACGCAGCCCAGGCCTTTGTGTTGAATAGTTTGAAAGTAAGAATTGAAGCAGTGAGAGGAGGTAATCACAATGACGGATAACGTAAATCATCCCGGTCATTACTGCCAGGGCGGCGTTGAGTGTATCGATGCACTGGCAGCGGCCACGACGGACCTTACCGGCATGGACGCCGTATGCACGGCAAATGCCATAAAGTATTTGTGGCGCTGGAAGCGAAAAAATGGCGTAGAGGACTTGCGCAAGGCGCAGTGGTATATCAGCAGGCTGATTGCGTATAATTCCTGCCTGCGGGATCCCACTACGGGGGGGGGAATCAGATGAGGAGTGATTCGATTGGCAAAAGCATACAAGGACCCGACGGCAGAGCTTGCCATCGGCAGAATCTGCAAGACGGAACGGACGAAAAAACTGCTTTTCAAGAAAGCCATATTGATACTGGCCGAAGTGTGCGGCTATCGGATTCGGGTGGAATTTCTACAGAAAGGGGAGAAATAATGACGGCTAAAGAGTACCTGAGCCGCATCCGGCGGCAGAACCAGATTGTTAAGCAGGTGGAAAAGGAGCTGGCTGCCGTCAAAGCGGATATTGTATCCCTGAAAGCGGCCAGTCTGGCAGAAAAGGTGTCCGGGTCCAGACACGCAGACCTGGCGGACAGCTATATCCGCCTAGAGAAATATTTCGACAAAGTCAATGCGGAGTGGGATGTACTGATTGATATGCGGGAAGAAGCCAAGACGATGATCCGGGCACTTCCTGATGAACATCAGCAAGCCGTGTTGTACGCGCGGTACATCAACTGTGACCGCTGGGAAACCATTGCGTTTGATATGCACTACAGCTGGAAACATACCTTTCGCTTACACGGAAAGGCGTTACAGTCCTTTGCATCGATTCATCGGTCGGCGCTGTCTGATTAA